TATCCAGAATGACGGTGTTTCCGTCGGTGTCCTCGCCCTGAACGCTGATATTCTGCTGGTCGATCAGCAGTCTGCGCATCATGCGTTCAACCTTGTCACCGGAAATCGTAGAGAGTGCGCTGCTGATGGCAGGCATAGCCTCCTCGATGTCCATGTCCAGCGGGTTCGCTTCGGCGTCAGAGCCGTTGTCTCCCGTGTCGAGGCCGCCAAACAGCGGGGCGATGCCCGCCAGAATCGGGGACAGCAAGGCGGCCAGTTCACCGCTGATGTTCGCCGCCGCAAAAGCGCCGAACGGGCGGATATAGAACGTGTTCTCCCCGATGACCTTCTCAATCGTCTGCATTCTTCTCATAGTTCATAACCCCCTCGTTATGTACGGTAGAGGCCGCCCTTTACGGACGGCCTCTTTGCGTTGCTTACTCGGTCAGCTCGCCAGAGCCGGTGTGCAGCTCCCACTCGCGGTTGTTGGACTCTTTGCCGAAGCCGCGGGATGCGGGCTTGGCGGGCCATGCCGCGTCGGAACTGAACACCATGCCGCCCTTCAGGTCTTTAATCAGGATCGGGAACATACCGTCGCCGGTCTGACGATCCTGCTTGAAGCGGTTCTGCAGGAAGCTGTTCGTCTCGGAGGTCTGCAGCACGGTCAGCTTCACGATGTAGGTATCATCGGGGCTGATGCTGCGGACGATCTCGCCGTCGCAACCGACCTTCTTGGTGACGCCGTCGCCGTTCGGGTCGATGGTGATAAAGCTATCATCGGCGTAGCCGGCGACAATGTGGTTGCCGAGCGCAATCGTGACTTCCTTCGGGTTATAGGTCTTGATCTTACCCATCTCTCAGTTCCTCCTTCCTTACAGTTCGTAGGTCAGGCTGCCCTTGAGCTCGGCGAAGTGGATCGCGCCGGCCAGTCTGGCCTTGAACTTGCACTTCGTCAGTTTACGGGACGCCTTTTCGGACGCGGACAGGCTGGCCGCCAGAGGAACGGACGTGACGTAGCCGGGAATCTCGGTGCCGTCCTCGTCAAACTCGCTCTCGGCGATGCCGCCGGCATCCTGACCGGACTTCAGCGAAGCAATCATCTGGTTCTGCACCAGAGAAATGCCCGCGTCGGTGTACGGCACCTTCGGGCGGGTGACGAACAGATTGACAACACGAAGCTGCATATCGTTCTTCAGCCAGTCGCGGAACCGGATGATGTCTGCCCACTCGTTGCCGATAACCTTGCCGTTCATGCTCAGGTTCTTGCTTCCAACCGTGATGAAGTAGTTCAGGCTCTTGTCGGCCAGAGCCTTCATCTCCGTGCTGGTCAGCTTGGACGGGTACACAGAGGCAAGCTGCTTGAAGGCAGTCGTCTCGCTGCCAGCCTCGTAGTTCAGCCATTTCGCAACGAACGCCACGTTCATGTAGCGATTCGCGGGCGGGATGTCCTCGTCGGCCTGATCCGTAGTCTCGCGGCCATAAACGCCCAGAGTGCGGAAGTAGACGTTGCCGACGGACGGCTGCACCAGATCCTCACCGTCCTCACGGACGGTTCCGGGGGCTGCGAAGCAGTCCAGCTCCGTGTAGCAGAAAAGTTTCTCCTGCGTTTCCATGTACGCGGCGATCTCCTCGTACTTGGCAGGGTCAACGCCTGCGGTGCAGAGCACGTACCAACCGGAGGTCGCCAGAGCGCGGGCGATGGTGGTCGCCGGGGTCTCCAGTTCGCTGTCCGGGGTGTTCGCAGGCTCGTTGTCCTCGGCGACCTGCGTGGCAGGCGCGTCGGGGTCAGGGTACGAAACGGCCACGGTGTAGAGCACCGCAGTACCTCCGGTCTTATTCACCGCGACGGTGAACTGCTCCTCCCCACCCTTGTCCAGCTTCTTCAGGCTGTTCCACACATGGCAAGCCTTGAAGCTGGCGCCGTCGGTGACGACGGTGTCCTCGATGGTCGCGGTATAGCCGTCGGCGATCAGCGCCGCCAGCATATCGAAAAGGCCGGTGTTCTTGACGCCAGTAATGGGGCCGTCCAGAACCATGCTCAGCTTGCGGGAAGACTCCTTGAAGGAGATGGCGCAGCCGGTGAGGCCCTCTTTCTTGCCCGCATACTGCACGACCGCAGCGTTGGTGTCCTTGATGGTCTGTCCCGCCACGACAGCGCCTTCGGAGAGCTGCTGGATGGCGATATACACCGCCGTCGGGCGAGGACTCTGGGCGAAGGCGACGCTTGCGGCCAGACCGACAGGGTCGGCATCTGCGCCGCTCGTGACGAAGCCGGCATCTTCAACTTCGCTGATGTCGGAGTAAACCCCAACGCGGGCCGGGGACTTGGCGCCAGTCTTCGGCGCGGGGCCCATAATCAGCAGATTGTCGAAGCTGGTGTCATCCACAATCGGGGTTGCGATGTCGATGTCCACCGTGGCAATCATGTCGTAGTTCTTACTCATTGCCTGTTTCCTCCTTTATCTCAACTTCGGTGAAGTAGCCGGTTTCTTCCTTTGCCAGCTCTTCGGTTCCGCCACCGCTGGCGGACGGCTCGAATGTCGGAACGATGATAGGCTCCTCCTCGTCGCCCCAAGGCCCGGACTTGCTATCAGTCTCAGGCGGCTCGGTAGGCGTGTAGGTCGGTTCCTGCGTTTCCGGGTCTTTCTCGCCTGTGGGGTACTGCAGGCTGCTTTCCAGCAGCGCCGTGGAAGCTCCCACTGCCTTTTGGGTAAAATAAAACTGAACCGTCAGGCGCGAACGAAACTCATAGCTCGTATCGTTCACAATGCCTGTCAGGTTCAGCACATCGCCGTCAATCAGGATGCTCACATCGTTCTGATGGCTCCATTGGACGGTATGCTCGGAATTGAGGAAGTCGGCAAAGGACAGCATATCGTCCACCGCGTTATCCTCGTATGCCACGGTCTTCCCTGATACTTCATCGACGACCGGAGACCCGTTCGTGAACAGATCCACAGTAATCGAGAAGCGGGAGAGGTAATGCCCGACGACCTCGCCATCTACGAACGTGTAGTTCGGAGCCTGCGGGCGGTGGACGTTGCCGGGGGACAGTACCACGAGCGGCACTTTCTGCTTGGCCGTGCGGCTCTGGTTCGCAAACACGACGTTGGCACCGCCGAAATACTGTTGGGTCAGCGCACGGAACAGCTCTTTGGCTTGCCCTACTCTCACGGCGTATCACCTCCGTCGTCTGGCTTGGCGAGGGATAGGAAGCCCTCTTCGTCAATCACCAGCCCGGAATCGCCCTTGATGCGCACCACGCCGACGGTGTCTGCGGACGCGATGGGGAAATTCGTGATGGGCTGGATCTCCTGCTGGCTCTTCCCTGCCATCGCCGGGTCGTCCTGCGGCGGGTCTTCGATGTCCGAAGCCCGTGCGCCATCAGTCGGCACGAGGCAGAACTGATAGTTCAAGTGCGACAGCACCGTATGATCCCACGGCTGGGCGGCGGTACACTCATACCAGTCGCCCATGTAGTACAACAGGTCGCCCTTGACGCCGGTAGCCTCGCTGGCCGGTATCAGCACATCGGTTCCGTGCCCTTCCAGATGCTTCATCTTGCGTTCGCCCTCAGGCAGCGCAAGCATGGCGTCCGAACCCATCGGGTGGATATGCAGGCTGGCAACAAAGTCCTCGTGGTCTGCGGTGATGTAACCGCGAATGTTCTGCGGCTCTTTGAACCGGCGTACCCAGTATTTCTTGTTGAACAGCGTAATGTTCACGGTCAATCACCTCGTTCCTTGATAACGAAGTCAACCGACTGCCTCATGTGGCCGGTGTCTATCAAAGGCTGCTCGGACTTTTTCTTCTTGATGGTGGATGGCTTATTCGCCACGAAGCCGCCATCGACGATCTCCTGCTGCACAAGGCCCTTGCAGAAAACGCCCAAATCCTTGAGTGCCTCTTCTGTCGTGCCGCCCTCGGCCAGCGTCTTGTTCACCTGTTCGCAGGCTGCTTTCAGTTCTGGCTCATGGTTCTCGAAGCTCTGTCGCATGAACGGTCTGGCTGGGCTGTCAGAGGTGCCGAGTTCGTTGTACGCGGCCACATCCGCAAGGGATGTGCCGTCTTCGTAGGTCTGGCCCTCTTGGAACCCAACCTGCACTTCAAGCCGGGAGAGCTTCTGCAGTTGCTCGAAATACCTTCTGCCCTCAGGCGTCAGGTCTGAAATGCTCAACGCCATCACGGTTCCTCCCTGTCAACAGAGAGCGTCCCGTCCGGTTCCAGCTTCAGGCCAGAACCAGGGCGTACCTTGATGCCGCCGAGGACGGCGTCAGAGGCGACAGGCACGATGCACGGATCGTTCTTCCCCTTGCCGCCCGAGCTGTCAAGCTCGCCGCTGCAATGGATGGGGACAATAACCATCCGTCGGAGTTGGAGAAACTGAACGCCGTAAGCGGTCAAACCGAGTTCGGCATCCGTTGCGAGGTTGGAACTCTGATTCGCCCCGAAGCTGATGCTGCTCCCGCCCTCGGACACGCTTCCAACAGCGAAACCGATGCCGATAGCGCCCATATCTCCGAGCGGATTCTCGCCATACCCGGCCATCTTCAGCTTGTGGCAGACGAGATAGGCAATCGCCTGTTCATACAGCTTCCCGAACTGCTTGCGGCTCACCATAGGGCGAACCATCTCCACCCAAAGGTGAAGCTCCGCGTCGGTCAGGGAGATGAACTCTTTCCCGATCAGTCGGATATACTGGATGGCCTTCATGGCGCTCACTCCTTACTTGTTCTCGTCGGCAGCCTTTGCGGCAGCGGCCTTCTTGGCGGCGTCAGCCTTGGCCTTATCCTCTGCGGCCTTCTTGGCAGCAGCTTCCGCTTCAGCCTTGGCCTTCGCGTCAGCTTCGGCCTTTGCCTTGGCTTCTGCCTCGGCCTTCACCTTGGCATCCTCTTCCAGCTTTCTCGCAGCAGCCTCTTCGACAGCCTTCTGGAAGGCGGCCTCGCTCTCGTCGGTCTCCAGCAAACCCTTGGCGATGAACGCCTGAATGGCGGGCAGCTTGAGAGTGGCCTCGTTGATGTCCATAGACGCATCGGGCATGAGGATCGTCGTGCCGATGTTGATAATCTTGGAGCCCTTATTTCTGATCTTCATGATGAACCTCCTGTTATTCGTGGGCTGCCGCAGGGTGGCTCCTCGACAGCCTGACGTTATTCTCGATTGACGCAAATGTTATGGGGAGATTGCCGCGTGGCAACCTCCCCATAAAAATTTTCCCCTCTTAGGACACGCCGACCGCGATCAGAGCGGACAGCGGGTAGTAGACGATGACGCCAGCGGTGCGGGCCTCGCAGAGAATGATGGTCTCCAGCTTCTCGACCTGCAGGGGGTACTGGTAGAACGGCATCGGGTTCTCCAGAGTCAGCTTGCGGGGGTCGTTCTTGAACAGGAACGCCACACCCTGAGGATTTCCGCCAACCGCATAGGGGTTGGTCTCGGGAGAGTCGGCATCCAGCTCAGCGGTAGACACGACGTTCTTGATGTACGGAGCGTGCTCCTGAATGAACGCCAGAACCGTGGTGCTGGTGTCGGGAATGCGGCGGGTGGAGATGTCCATGAACACGTCAGCGGGGACACACAGGGTATCGGGGCGCTCGACGTTCTTGGTGATCTTTGCAACCTGCTTCGCCATGCCGTTCACGTCGGCGAGGATCTCGTCGGCGGACTTCTCTGCCCACTTGGTCTTGCCGCCGGCGTTGGCGCCGATGGTGTAGAGAGGAATGTTCTGGCCGTCGGACAGAACGCCCATCAGGCCGCTTTCCTCGTCGCCGCACCATGCGATCTTGTTGGTCAGGGCGTCGATCTGGTAGCGAGCGGACTCACCCTTACGGGCATCCAGAGACTTGCCAGCCAGACGAGAAGCGCGCATCTCCTGAGCGGAGTAGCCATAGCTGTCGCCAATGGACTTGATCTTGGCGAAGCTGGGCTTGCCGGTCACGTCCGCACGGGGCAGGTCGGTGGAGTAGTTGTCGATGATCTTCGCCAGACCAGTCTTGTCGTAGGTGTAGTAGGTGATGGTCTCCGCGCCGGGGTCGGCCTCGGAGCTCTGCGGGAACAGGTGCAGGGCCGTCAGTTCGGGGTACTCGACGTCGTAGGACTGAGCCTTGACGTGGTCGAGTTCACGGGCGAAAAAGACGGAAGCATCCTCGGCACTATCGAAGCGAGTGCCCTCGGAAGCCATGATAGCCTTGGGGATCTTGGAGCCCCGCAGGGTCATGGCCTCGTCGCTATCATAGTTCATGTGCTTTTTGGTAGCCATAATTCACGTTCCTCCTTTTCTTACGCCTGAGCCTGATTGAACAGCTCAATCGGGGCAATCTGGGCGTTGGTATCGACGCCGCCGACAAAGCGGGCCTTGACGGCGATGGTGGCGGGGTCGCCCTGATGGCTTTCGCCAGAAGCAGGGGTGCCAGCCTCGTTGGTGAAGCAGCCAGCCTCTTCGCCCTCGGTAATCAGGTACACGCTGTCACCGTAGGCAGGCTCGACGCCCTCAGCCACGCGGCCGTAAATCTTGCCGTAGCGCATGACGCCAACGGCAGCACCCTTACGAACGGCGAGCTTGCCCTCCAGATCGTACTCGGTGGTGCGGTTGTTGGTGGTGATGCCCTCGAACTTGGCGGCGGTAGCGGCCTTCTTGGGCAGGGCGATATTGACACCGGGCTTGCTGCCCTGAACGACGCCCGCGCCGAACTTCAGGACGCCGTTCTCCTCTTCATTGAGGAAAGTGTCGATCTGGTGCGGCGCGACATCAACGATACCGCCAGCCGCGCCAATAGGGGTGGAATAGCCGTACTTGGTCTGAGCACTCATGTTACTTTTCCTCCTTTGCTCTATTCTGGCGACGCTCGATCATCTTCTGACGGGCGGAATCAGCGGAACCGACGCCGTTGCTGACAGGGGTGCGAGAGTCGCGGTTGAACATCTGCTTCTTCTGGTAGCCGACGTCCTTCTTGGAGCGGGACTCGACATCGGCGACGGCGTACTCGAACGCAGCGTTCACGAACGCATCGCTCTTGCCGTCCAGACGCATCTCGGGACGCACAGCCTTGATGATGGCCTTCTTGGCGGCGGAGATGCTCATATCCTCAACACCGTCGAGGTTCAGGGCCTTACCGATCATGCCGATCTTCACGCGCTGGCGGATGATGGCGTCGATGCTGTCGGCGTTCAGAACTTCGCCCTTGGTGTAGTCGGCAGGCGTCGCGGTGGGAATCGCGTCGTCGTCGCTGTCCTGATTGTCGGTGTCGTCACCCTCGTCGTTGTTCTCGTCGGTGGTGTCATCGTCCTCGTCGGTCTGAGGCTCGGTGCAGCCAGCCTCGTCGAACTCCTTCTGCGCAAGCAGAGTGTCGATGATGTCGAACAGGATGTCCATGTCCTCGTCCTGATTGGCGATGACGCCCTTCGCGGACTCCAGATCCTCAGGGTCGCCGTCAGCATCGCGGCGGTCACGGTTGTCCTTGACAGCCGCCACCTTCTCCTCGACGGTCTGAGGCTCCTGACCGGCGGGAGCGACAACGGTGTCGTCGTCATCCTGCGCGGCAGCGGGGGCGTTGGTGGGCTTGGCGCTGACTACGGGGTCAGTACCCTCGGTGGGGTCCTCGTCGGTCTTGGCGGCGAGGCGCTGAGCACGGCGGGCCTTGTACTCCTCGATGGCCTTGGCGAGCTCTTCCGGGGACAGAACGCCATCAGCGCGACGAGCATTCTTGGGAGCATTTTTCTTCTTCATGACTTTTCCTCCTTTGAGAGTTCTTGCAGGATCACGGCCATCAATATTTAACCGCGCCTGTTCACCGGCTCTGGCTTCCCGGACCAAGGCCAAGTGGTTGATGCGGATGTCCCGCTGGATGGCGTCGTAGCGCTGGCCGTTCCACTCACCCGGCGTTTCATCGAGCGTCAGATTGTAGCCGAGGGACAGCTCCTTCAGGCCGCAATACCGCATCTCGTCGGTGTTGTGAATAACGATCTCTGCACGGACGTCATCCCCGCTTCGATACCCTTCCGTCAGAATGGTGCCGATCTGGTGCTTCTGGACGTTGTCCTTATCCACCAGACCCGCATCATGCGTGATGATGATGGGCTTGCCCTGATACGATGCAAGGCTCTCAGCAGCGAAGACTTCCTCAGGGAGCCGAAGCTCCCTCCTGACGCTCCCGTCAGGGTTGGTGTACTCGAAGATACCTGTGCTGGTCAGGATCGGCCTGTCCATCAGGTAGCCTTCGGGAGTGAAATACGTCTGGTTCAGCGGGAGGCTGTCCAGGCGGATCACCTGAGATAATTTCGGGGCCTCACTCATTGGGCCCACCTCCTTTCGGAGTGTTCTGCAGTGTGAGCATCACTTCTTCTCCTCACTCTGCCCGATGTCTCCGTCACCGTCCCCGGCCTTTTCAGCGGTCAGGTCGCCGGCAGCGAAGACACTTCCGCCCTCGTCGGCGTTGGTTTCCTCTGCCGCGGCCACAACGGCCTTGGTGAGTTCCAGCGTCAAAATCTGGACGTGCTCGATCTCGTCGAGAAGCAAACCCTGATACACGTCGGTCAGGTCGGGGGCGTTCTGCTCCACATCCTGCACTCCCATAGCAAGAGAGTCGAGCTTTTCGCTCACCTTGCCAAGCTGACGCGCAAGACTGCTGATTGCGCAAGCGTTCTTCACGGCTTTTCCTTCCTTTCTTCTGAATTTGGCGCCGGGTACGCTCCTGCGGGAGCGTCACGGCTTCGGGTGGGCCTATATCTGGTCATCGCACTCACCACCTATTCGCTCTTTCCGAAGCGGTCACGATGGAAGGTGCGTTCCCATTCAGCGAACTTGTCCCTTTCGACTACCTCAGGCGAACAGTTCTTGCCACAGCGTTTGCGGCTGCGCTTGCAGATGCAAACGGTCTTGCCGTTCTGGAAGTCGATGAAGACCTTGATCTTCTCTTTCGTTTCCATGTCCTCTCCTCCTCGCCTGATTATTTCATGGGGATATTCACCCCGTCGTAGTCGAACACAGGGATTGCCACACAGCGGCAACAGTAGTCCTCGCCGGGGTGGCATTTGCGGCCGGTGTAGACTCGGCCAGCCTTGGTGTCGTACCACATCTCAGGCGGGTCGTTCCAAGCGAAGGTCTTCCCGTTCAGCGCCGCATGGCACGGGCGGACGCGGGAATCGTGTGACGTAGACCACCGATACTTCTTGCAGCCGGCGTCGGTCTGCTGCATCTTCGTGATCTGCGCGTTCAGCGTCGCAAGCTGGTCACGGGCCAAAAGCTGGGCGTGGCGCTTGGACGTGCCGTACTCGCTCTGGATGTCCTTCTGGATGTCGCGGATCGGTCGCCCGTTCAGGTAGCCGTCCAGAATGATTTGCCGCATATTGCCGAGCGTTTCGGTCGGCAGGCTCTTGATGTAGGCCACGTTCTCGGCGATCCACCTCTGGATGGCCTGCTCGTACAACTCGCCCGAGTAGTAGTCGTCCAGAATGTCGATGCCCAGCGTGTCCTTGACGGCGCGTTTCCACTCTCGTACCGAGGTGTTCTGCGTCATCTTGGCGATCTGCTGGATTTTGCTGTCGAGGCCGAACTGCGCGATGCGCTTTTCCAGAGCCGCAGACACTTCCTGAAGCATCTGGCGGATGCGGGCATCGAGGTCGCGGCTGTCATCCAGTCGGGAGTCTCCATGCCGTTCCCGCTTGTACTCGTTCATCATGGCGGGCAGCTTCTTCTTCAGTTCCTCGTTCAGCAGCCGCATATAGGCGCCGGCGATACGCCGGTACTCGCGCTCTGCGGATTGCGGGTATTGCGGGGTGGTCTTCGCAGGAAGGGGTCTATTCCCCCGGAACTTGGGGCGTACAGCCTTTTTAACCGCCTCTTGGTATTGGTTGTTGGTCAAAGACAAAGCCCCCTTTACGGTCATTTACGCGGGTTTGGCGATGGGTTTCAGGCATAAGAAAAGCAGGGCGGTTACTGTCCGCTCTGCTCGTTGCCATTATCCCCCGCTACCGCATCGGACGCTTCCTCGTCTGGCTCCTGAACCGGAACCAGATTTCCACTCGACCAGTTGAAGCGTCCCTTGTCGCCCATCATGGCGGCAAGCTGTTCTTTCGATGTGCTCATGCGGTTTCACCTCAAATCTCGTTGAGCCGCGGGTCGCCCTCTTCGTAGAGTCCGAGGCGCTTCCAACGCTCGATTACCTGCTCCTTGGTGGCGTACTGGAAATCCTGCGGTTCGCGGCCGGTAACATCCATCTTGATCGTGTAGCTGTCGCCGACCTTGCTGACGCCTCGGACGGTAAACTCCGTGCCGCGCTGGAGCAGGAACTCGTGTTCGTCAGGCTGGCCGTAGGTCGAACCGATGTAGGCTCCGACGCCCTTGCCCGCCGGCACGTTGATCTCCATGCGGACGTTGCCGCTGGCGACGCTCTCATTCAGCACGGTCGTGCTCGTGAAGGCGTTGTCCCGGAACGTGCTCCCCACCTTCTGAGACAGGGACTCGAACACGTCCTTCTCGCAGGTACGGTACACGGTAATCGGCTCTTTCAGCTCGAACTTGTCGATACCGGACTCGACGCGCTGAATCATATCCCGAACGTCGGTCTTGCCTGTGGCGTTCCAGTTCTCAACCATGCGCTCGGTCATTTCACCGCGGAGCAAGCCATTGATGCCGCTGTAATCAGAACCAGCGTAGTTCATGATAGCGTCCGTCTCTTCGCCTGAGAGGCTGTCGTTCCACTTCTTCACAGGCGAGTTCTCACACTCGCTTCTCAGCCGGTCGTATTCCTCACGGTTCTCGCTACGCAGCTTTCGGTCGGGGCGTACCCCGAAGAACGTGTCCGCGTCGTGGACGTCCGCAAATGACTTGGCGCCGGTGACAGCCGTGCGCCGTTCGCCCTTGCTGGATTTTGCTTTGCTGAAGCTCTTCCCGTGCAGCTTTCCTCCGCCGATGGCTACGCCACCCTCCAGCGGCGTGTGGGTTCCGTTGATAGTCACCCAGTCCACGTCGTCGGCGTCTGTCTCAAAAGGGTCGCGTTCACCTCGGAGGATTGCCTTCAGGAGCTTCACGTCATCCGCAAACGGCTGGAACAGTGACGGAGTCAGCAGCTCGATTTCCTCCAGCGTTCTGAACTGCGGGTCGGCCATCTCGCCATCCACACAATTTGGCTCGCCTTCATACTCGGTACACAGGAAGATGTACGGCTGGATGCCGGTATCGGGCTCCATAGGGCCTCTGCCGAGCGGAATCAGCTCTTTCGGGCTGATGCCGAACTCTTCTTCAGCTTCACGGAACGCCGCCTGCTTCGGAGATTCGCCTTCCTTGATGTGACCGCCGGGGCCGCAAATCAGGCCGTGGCCGAACTCCGTCTTTCTGGTGCCGCTCAGAACCTTGCCCTGAGAGACCACCAGAACGCCTACACAGGCTCTTGTATCTTCGGGGGTAGATGTATTCCCATCACCCTTGACATCCTGTACCGAGGCTTTAGCGCGATTTTGCGGGGCATTGGCGGCTGACTGTTGACGTTCCTCGTCGCTCATGTCCTGCGGTAGCTTGGTCGCAGCAGGTGCGGCGGCGGGTGCTTCACCATCTCCGCCGGGGTCTTTCTTATGCTCTTCGGTGCTGGTTCCTTCGGCGTACTTGGCCGACAGCTTATCGAGCATCTCGCGGTTCAGGAGGCTCGGGTCTTCGGTCGCTTTCTTCAGGTCAACACCCTTTGCGTAGTCAGCAAACTGACCCTGCTCGAAAACATTCTGCCCAACATCATCGGAAACCGGATCGCCCTCTGCAGGCTCGTCGGGGAACAGATCCTCGTCGTCGTATTCGTCGAGCATATTCTCGACGTCGAACTCCTCGCTGTCGGCCAGCTTGGCGCGAACCTCGCTCGGGTCGATAACCTGCTTGTCGATGTAAAGCTGGGCAGTCTGTGCTCTGGTGAACTGCGTCTGCGCCCGCTTCTGGTCAAGGTCTGCCTGCTCCGTATCGCTGAGCGACCACAGGGGGTTGAACTCCACCTTAATCTTCGGCACTTCATCCACCTCGCCGGTACGGACGCCAGCTTGGAAGATGACCGACAGCAGGTAGCGCAGGTTCTTCTTCACCATGCGCTTCTGGATGCGCTCCAGATAGTTGTACCAGTTCTCCAAATCGGCGTCGCCGGTGGCGTTCATGCCTGCCGGCGAACGGCCGAAGAGGATGGTCTGCGGAATTGAGGTCAGCGCCGACAGGAAGTTGCAGGTCGAGTCGATGACGTCGGAGACGCCGCTGAACTGGAACTGCCTGAAGTCATAGTCCTCGCCTTCGCTGTCAATGGTGATGCTGTTCAGCAGGCCGCGGGCCATGTCAATCGTCTGCAGACGGCGCAGGACTCTGTCCTCACCCTCTTCGGTGGCAAGCTCTGCGGCCAGATCCTTCATCTTGTAGACCGCCTGAACGGAGCGGTCAAGCAGCTTCGTTGCGCTGCCGTGGGCTACTTCCGCATCGCGGATGGCCCTGTTGATTCGCACATACTCAGGGATGCCCCAGAGCTGGTAAATCGAATTGGTCGTGTTCTCGGGCAGGATGCCGTTCTGGAACACAAGGCACCTGCTGTCGTGGACGGTGAACGTGCCGGTGCGGCTCGTCACATGGTAGAACTCAGGCATACCGAGGCGGGAGCCTCTGGTGCGGAACGGGTCACGCGGGTCGTAGGAGAACATACTCTGATAGTCAGGCTGGATCACCGAGCGGTCATAGACGCGAATATCGTCAATCGACCGGATGTTGCGCCAGTCCAGAGGCTCGTCGATGCCGCGGCCGTCGTTAATCATCATCACAGCGATGGAGCCTCCGAAGAGCCGCGCCCAGCGGATGGCGGTCATGGCCGTTTCTTCCCAGTCCAGCTCGTCGAGGGCCTCCGTGTAGAAGTCCTCAATCTTCTGATCTTTGGTGCTCTCCAGCGTGAAGCCATGCTTGATGGCCTCTTCTGCGGGCGTGTCGATGATTTTCGCAAACAAGCCGTTGCCCTCGTAGTACATGGTGAGCAGTTCATCGGGAACCACGGGTTCGGCACGGAACCGATACCCTTCCGTGGTGTCCTTGCTCGTGCCGTACTTGTTCATCATGTTCACATAGCCGTCGGCTCGGTAGGGGCGAACGGCCTTGCCAGCTTGCATCTCGATCAGGTGGGCGTACCTTTTCACGATGCGCTCTGCTTGGTCTTTGCGTCTGTCGTCCATACCCTCTCACCTCTTTCTGCTTGTTCTCAAATCAGGTTGCCGACGTTGAACGCCGTCTTCGTCTCGATCTCCGCAAATGCGTTGGCGCTTGCATCGACCATATCCTTGAACTTTCCGTCCGGGAAGTTCTCAAGCTGCGTAAGATATGCCTCGTTCCACTCGCCATACATGATGTCGAAGTTGCCGGCCTGCCATTGTGCGGCCATAGGCTCGGCTCTGGCCTCTTTACTGCCGCTTTCAGCGACGGCCGTAACGTCGAAGCCAGACAGGAACTTGATGTAGGACTCTGCCTGCTCTTTACCGGCTTGGCCGGGGTCTTTTGGCAGGCGGATGCGGACGCGCTTATACGCCGCACGGTCTGCCTGAGCAGTCAGTTTTATCGTCTTTCGCACATCGGAGGCGTTCATCTGCTTGTTGATGACGTCCGCGATGACGTATCTGCCATTCTTCCGCTTGCCCATCAGGACGCCAGCGGTGTAGGCGGGGTCGCCGTTCTCGGTCTTTTCGGTTGCCGCCAAGTCCCAGCAGCGAACCCACTGGATGACGTCCTGCGGCATGATGGTCAGGATCTCGCCGAGCTGCGTTCTCTTGAAGAACAGGCCGGCGGCGGCCCTGATCTTCCAGTTGCCTTTGAGAAGCCGCTCACGCTGGATGACCGACAGTGCCTTCAGGTTGGACAGGTAGCCGGGGTCGATTCGCAGCAGCTCTTGGTTGTCGTACACGGAAGACATGATGAACGTCACCGACTTCGGCTCGTTCTTCTCTTCCGGTGTGGTCAGATTGAAGCGTTCCCAGAGTTCCTCTCTGGTGTCCGCCCAGTAAACGACCTCGTCACGCCGAATCATGTAGCGAATGAGGCCAGAACGCTCAGGGATGGGGTAGCCGGTGTCTTGGTCGATCCACCACGAAATGAACTTTGCAACCCAGCTATCAGCGTCAGGGTTGCAGGTTGCTCGAACGAACGGCCTGACACCGCAGGTCGAACGGTTACGGGACAGCATATAGAAGAAAATCTCCTCGCTGAAATGCGTCAGCTCGTCGAAGCCGATCTCGCAGATCTGAGCGCCCTGCCAGTTGTCCAGCTCTTCCGAACGCTCGATGTGCGCGAATGACACCTTGGAAACCTCGTTGCCGTCCTTATCTCGAAACGACCATGTGCCGTCTGAGATTTTGCGCTGTGCCCCGTTGATACCGTGGTACATCTTCTGGGCTTCATCCCACAGACCGCCTTGGGCGAAAATCTGCTTGTAGTTCTTCCTGAAGATCGTGCAGCCGAAGCCCTTGACATTCTTGTATCTCAACGCCGACAGCAGCAGGCCGTAGGTCTTGCCGCCGCCGGCCGCTCCGCCGTAGATGCAGATGTCCGCAGGGGTCGCAAGAAACTTCTCTTGCGGGCCGAACTGCGGCTTCAGCACACGGACTTTTCTCTCAGGACTCTTGCTGGTCGCCATCGTCCCTGCCGTTTGCGGGGAGATAGATCAGAACATCTTCGGAATCATCGCCGGCGGAGAGGGCGACTTCCTGCCGCTGCGCCCACTGGGTACGCTTGCGGTTGTTCAGCCAATACATAATTGCCATAGTGTCTGGCACTATGTTCTTCGTCGTGTTCTTGATGCGGACGGGCTTCGGGTTGCCGTCCTTATCCATGTCGATTGTTTTCTCGGTGTCGGTAATCTGGTAGCCCAAAGCCCTTTGATAAAGCGCCTTCTCGACCTTAGAGTCGGCGATGTTCTTTCCTCGCTCGACTGCGTCGTTCAGACTCTCATGCTCCTGCTTCCAGCGAATAAAGGTGCGCGTCGAGATGCCGAAAGCCTCGGCAATCTCGTCGTTCGTGGCTCCCTTGATTGCCAGCGACCAAGCCCAATCGTCGTGGTATTCGGGATTGTACTTGCTGAGGGCCGGCATATCACATCACTCACTTTCCTGCCAGATATTCGGTGGCAAGCATTTCAATCAACTGCCAACGGTTCTTGCTCGTGATGGCACCGTCCTTCTCGGCCTTCTTGATGGCCTTCGTAATGGTAGCTGCAGACTCCGCAGGGATGGCGTTGCTGCCGAAAATCTTCGTCAGATACGTCCACTCCTCGTCGTCCTTGAAACCGACCTCGTCCATCTTCTCCGTGACGCTCTCGATCATGGAGTGGATGGCGGCGCCGACGTTGCGGATGTCGGAGAACTTCTGGTAGCGGGCCAGCGCCTCGATGAACTGCTTGCACTGCTCATAGGGCGCGACACCGATAATCTCAGGGGCCGAGGACTCAAGGTTCTTCACCAGCGCGTCCATATCCTTCACCTGATGGGGCAGGAACGAAAACGTGATGTTCTTGAAGTCGAAATGCACCGCCGGGGACAGTAGCTTATCGTACTGCTCCAGAGGCTCCTCCATGATGTCCTTGCCGATGTAGCTCTCCAGCATATCGTCCACATCGTCAAGCATCTTGCAGATCTCGCGCAGGATGGACGGGTCATCGAAGCCGCTGATGGCGTTGTGGGCCAACTGCTTCGACGCGATCTTGGAGCGGGACAGGCCGCTCACGTCGATGATGGCGATAATCTCCTTCATGCCGGCGGCGCGGGCGCTCTTGATGCGGTGATGACCGGAGATAATCTCCAGAATGCCGTCTTTCTCCACCAACAGGGGCAGGCTCTCAAGCTGGCCGCGGTTCTTGATGTTCGCGGTGAGCTGATCCTGCATTTCCTTCTTCATGATGCGGGCGTTGATGTCCTGCTCCCGCACCTTATCGAGCTGGACTTTGGCGATAATCAGGCCAGTGCCCATGTCGTAAATCTTCTCGTAGCTCATTGCTGTGCTCTCTTCTGCTGCCATTGTTTCTCCCTCCTCAGCCATTCGGCTAACGTAGCCTTCTCGTCACGGCCGTCCACAAGGGCGGCCTCATAGGTCAGCTTGTACCCGTTCTTCGCGTCTTCCTGCCGGTTCACCAGCTTCATGATGCCGCGAACCTCTTTGTTCTCGGCGTACTTCGTGAGCATGGCCGTCCGCATCTTCGTGACCTTCTCCTGGTCGATGTCGTCGAGCAGCGTGTCCACGAAACTCTGGTTCTGGGCCAGCATATAGCAGAGGCGGCCGAGGCGGTACAGCTTGTGTGGTGCCTTCATGACGTACCACACAAAGATGGAGTCCGCGGCCATCTTCGAGATGCCGAAGACCGCAGCCACATAGCCGTCAATCAGGACGGCGCGGTTGTAGGTCGCCTGCGAGCCGACGAAGTTGTGCGTCCAGAGCATCCGGTAATACTGCGCGTTGGCGCCGGCGATCTGGATAATTCGGATGTCGCTGTCCTCCGTGATCTCATAGTCGAGCGGGAGCATACTGCATTTCAGAGGCTCCAGCTTGCCCTCCTGAGGGCGCTTGATTTTCTTCCCTTTGGCGAGGGCCACGGCTTCCTCTTCCCTGTTCGTCGTGATGTACGAGTTCAGGTCGGCGCGTGTCCCAGAGCGGGCAAAGATGGTGTGGCCGACGGCCTCACCTGCCCGTTTCTCCTGATAGCACAGGAGCAGAGCCGGGGCATCCATCATCATGTCGTAGAGCTGCTGGTGCCCAGTCTCGGGGTCGAACATACCGTATGGCGGCTCTTTCCAAGTCATCTTGCCCTGCGTGTCGTAGAACTTCTCATAGCCGGCGAAGTACGTCGGCGGGTTTGCCACGATGATCGTATGCGGGTCGTCCTTCACCTCGCGGAGATGATCCCACATATCCAGCGGGCGGTAGCTCATGCCGCCGAGCAGGCTCTTCGTGGCCTCAAGCTGTCGGCGGATGCTCTCGATGTGCTCTTCACGCCTGTCGTGCAGGTCGCGCAGGATGTTGTGGAAATACTCGTTCCCTGCGCTCTTCGATGTCCGCAGATAGATTTGCGCGTACAGGGCCACGGCCGGGTCTAACAGCTCTTCATCGGAGAAGCCCTGTGCGTGGATCTGCAGCGGTTCGAGAGACTGGCCTGTGATGGCGTAGCCCATCACCGAGGTCATCATGTTCACGTCGCTGGTTTCGATCTGCTCAGGCTTGAACCCCGACTGGATTGCCAGATTTGCCATAGCGAATGTACCGGCGCATGGCTCTACGAACCGCGTGTACCCAGAACGCCGAGCGGTCTTAATGAGCTCAATCAAAAACTTCTGCTCAACGCCGTTCAGGCACCCGAGGAACATCGCTCCGGGGTCCATAAAAAACGCCATTGTACTGACCTCCTATCTGTTTCGAGAACACGAAAAAGAGGCGGCGGCCTTGCGGCCGTCACCTCTCAGACGTGGTCTTCACTTACATCTCGTCGATCAGCTTATCGACGATGTCCATGCAGGTCATCGCTGTCCTGCCTTTTTCACTCCAGTATTCCGAAGCGCCACCCCTAACGCTGTCGGCTACCGTCTTTACCATCAGGCATGGAACGTCGTTGCGGTCGCAGGTCAGCAGGATTGCCGCCGCTTCCATGTCGCACACATCCGCGCCGAACTCTTTATTGAGCCAGAGCTTTTCCTCGGCCTTGCCCATGAACTTATCGCCAGAGGCGCAGCACACATGACGCAGGTTCGGAAACACTCGGCTGGCTGTCTCCATGAGACGCTCGTTGGTCGGGAGCCGTCTGTCTGGGTACTCCGCGTACCGGCCAACAGGCACACCGTCCACGTCGGATAGGTCGTACTGCCAATGCACCACGCAGTCAACGAGGCAAGGCTCGTCGGCCATCAGGTCTTCTCTGCAGCCTCCCACTACGCCGTAATTAAGAACCGCAGCGACTTCGTAGCGGTCGATAAGGTATTGTGTTGCGGCGGCCGCGAAAATCTCACCTGCGCCGCTATACAGGGCGTAGACTTGGCTTTTGGCGGTTTGATAAAGCACTGTGCCGTAGCCGTCGTTCAAATCGTAGCCTTCGCCGTATTTCTGGCGCATGGCCGCTTCCTCGACCGCCACGATCAGTCCGATCTTCCTCATGGAGTCACTCCTCGATGCAAGAGAAAAGGCAGCCGGTTCTCCGACTGCCTTTCTCGTATTCTGGACCGGGCCCCAGCTTGCGAGGCTGGAACTCCTGCCGGGGAGGCAGGAATGATGCACTTTCACCAAGCCCGGATATGGACCGGGAATCCGCTTGCGGGGCGGAAACTCTCGACAGGATGCCGAGCGTGATGCCTTTCACTATTCCCGGATGTTGCCCCGATGGTCGGGACTTATGGCACGGACGGTTGGGAATCGAACCCACCACACGCGGTTTTGGAGACCGCATCGCCAGCCGTGGAACATTCGCCCGTATATGGACCGGAACCCTACTTGCGAGGTAGGAACTCCCTCAAGGATAGAGGGCGTGATGCTCTTTCACCAGTTCCGGGTATTGATGTGCGGGCGGGGATTTGTCACCCCGCATAGCGCAGGCGGCGTACAACGTGCTTTCTTCCCGTCCGAGGTAGCTACTTAACCCCAATAGGTCTGCGTTCTGTTGTGCCCTTCTGCGCCGCATACCCTTGCCGCGTCTACCTATTCCGCCACCGCACATCACCGGCCCGCCTGTTACAGCAGGCTCAGTTGCTCAACTTTCTCTTCGGGCGGCTGTGCCGCCTTGGGCTGCTTCACAGCGTCAGCCTCAGGCATCTCCTCGATGACCTCGCCGGTGTGGGCCAGCCACCACTCCGCAAACAACGTGCGGTGGCACCAGTTCTCAGGCTTGCGGATGTCCTCGAAGCAAAGCAGAACCAGCTTCTTGTCTTCCTCCTGAGCCTTGGCGTCAAGCCGCTGGACGATGCCGATAATCTTATCGACGCCGATCTTATCCAGCTTCTTGAAATACTCAGCCTTGTACTCCTCATAGCCCAGCTTCAGCATATCGTACCGCGGAGCCAGCGCGTAGCACTGCTCGCGGATCTCGTACCCAGTTGAAAATCTGGGCTTGCCGACGCTGATGCCGACGGGATAATACCCATCGTTTCGGAGTTCCTTGTTGCTGTACCGACCTGTCATAATTGCCATGTGATTGCCTCCTGCATATCTTTACTTTATTGTACCATACGGCCTACCTAAAGCAAGGTTTTACGGTGTAGCTACGCATTTTTGTGACCTTGTTCGGATGCCTCGCGCCTCGCTGCGGCAGGCTGTGAAATCCCTTTTTAGGGGTGACACATACCCAGCCGATGGCCCTCCGCCTCACCGTACCGCCGTCGTGGCGATTTCGATGCAGGTTTCAGGCCCTCAGGCGCCGTATGGTTGTGATACTCAGGGGTTCTCACCAAGCAGCGCCTTGCTGGGTCTGTTGCGCTTACTTGATGGCGTCGAGCAGCTTCTCTGCAGTGTCCGTCTTCTCCCAAGTACGTTCCTCGCCGATGACGTTGCCGAAGTGGCCGTAGGCGGAAGTGTTCTTGTAGACGGGCTTGCGCAGGTCAAGCCAGTTGATAATGCCTCTGGGGGTCAGATCATAGACGGCCTCGATGGCGTCGCAGATCTTATTCTCGGTGTACTTGCCGGTGCCGTAGGTATCGACTCGGATGCTCACGGGCTGCGGTACGCCGATTGCATAGGCGAGCTGAACCTGACACTTATCAGCGATGCCGGCAGCCACGATGTTCTTTGCGATGTGGCGGGCCGCATACGCTGCGGAGCGGTCAACCTTAGTGGGATCTTTACCAGAGAAGGCACCGCCACCGTGCGCGGCATAGCCGCCGTAGGTGTCCACAATGATCTTGCGTCCGGTGAGGCCCGAGTCTGCGGCGGGGCCGCCCTTGACGAAACGGCCCGTGGGATTGACGAACAGGTTATAGGTGCCAACGTCCATATCGGGCTGGTAGGTCAGCAGCTCGTCGAGGACGGGCTTGATGACGTGCTCCTTCAGGGGTTCCTCCAGATCCTCAGGGGCAACACACTCCTCATGCTGGGTAGAGATGACGACGGTGTCAACCCGTACCGGGTTGCCCCCCTCGTCATACTCCACCGTCACCTGTGTCTTGCCATCGGGGAGGATGTGAGGGATCGTGCCGTCCTTTCTCTTCTTCATCAGCAGGTATGCCATCTTATTCGCCAGCGTGATCGGCAGGGGCATCAGATCCGGTGTCTCGTTACAGGCGTAGCCGAACATCATTCCCTGATCCCCCGCTCCGCCGACACCGTCGTTGGTTCCCATTGCGATGTCGGGGCTCTGCTCGTCGATGGCGACCATGACCGCGCAGGTGTTGCCGTCAAAGCCCGCCTTGGGGCTGTCATAGCCGATGTCCTTCAGGACGCCGCGGGCGATACCGGCGAAGTCGATGTAATGCTCCGTGCTGATCTCGCCCATGACCAGCACCATGCCGGTTGTGCAGCAGGTCTCGCAGGCCACACGGCCATTCGGATCATGCTTCATGACCTCGTCGAGCACCGCGTCAGAGATGCGGTCGCAAACTTTATCGGGATGGCCTTCCGTGACCGATTCCGAAGTGAAGAGTATCTTGCTCATGCGTTGAACCTCCTTGTTGTCTTTCCGTTTCGTCTGGATTTCTTGTCCCCCTCGGACTCTCCAGATTTTCTATGCTACACGATAATACAGGTTGATGGTGAACTTCAATCCCGTTTGCTCTCCATCAATTCTTGTTACTCTCTTTTTGTCTCTTTTCCTGTCTTTTACTCCCCGATACAGGTATTCAAATACGCTGACGGTGAACGGTTTCGCCGTGGAAGCAGCATCCGCAGTAGACCCAGGCGCCGTCCTTGTAGGCGAACGTCATAAACGTCGGGCGCCATCGGCCGTTCTCGTCTACCATGTGGTCGTATGCCTCGCCCACCTGCAGATACCCGCTCGACATCGACGCCGGCGGGACGCAGTCTCGGAAGTCATTGACGATCTGCTCGTCCACCGTGTCTCCGGGCTGGGCCGCTTTGTAGAAGTCACCGGCCGCCGCCCAAACATCCCGAGTGATGTGTTTGCTCATGCTTTGTCCTCCTTTATGTAGTTCTCATTGAGCCAGTCAATCCATCCTGCGATGCCTCCGCAGGCATCAAGCACATCATCCGCATCATCCACGATGCTCGCCCAGTGCCAATGCCCCTTCGGGTCTTTCACAAATGCCTCGATCCAGCTATTGTTCTCAAAGGCCACCTTGTTTTCAGCCTCTTCGTCTGCATTGAGGACGTCCCACAGCTCCGCATCACTCTTGAAGGTAGTTCTCAGAGCGTCAGACGCCGCCATGTTCATCGCTCCGGTGTTCTGCTTGTTCTTATACAGGAAATCGCGGCCGTTCATGAAGCCGGTAATCTCGACGTCGCCATGAACCTCGATGGACACCTCGTAGCCCTTGTACTTCAGACCGCCGATGTAGCCTCCGTACCACACACAATCGAGGTGGTCATCGTCAATGAAAATGCTCTCCTCAGTCAGAAGCTCCGCACCGAACGCTTTTGCGTCTGCCTGCATCTTATGGTAGCGCCGCTCAATTTTCTGTCTGCTCACACTCAGCCCTCCATTTCTACGATGTAGGAAAATACAGCTCTGGCCGTCACATCCAGATCCACGTTTCGGAACCACGCATCTGACATGAGGTGCAGCGTCTTAAATGCCGACCTGTCATACCTGATACGCGCATCGACTTCGTCCGGGTTGTCTCCACGGGCAACCATACGTTCCGCTCTCACCTCGGCGGGCACCCAAATGCCGATTACCACGATGCCCTTGCTGCCCTTGTAGCTGTGCTGCATATAGGCAATGCCCGCAGGGTCGATAACGTAGATGTCGCTGTTGTCAACGACCGACTGCGGCACCCCGTAGCGGTAGCCATTGTAGATGGTGAACGCACACATCGGGCCGGCGGCCTCGAACTCTTCCGGTGTCACGAAGATGTGGCCGGGTTCGTCTGGGTATCGCCGTGGCCGTTCTGTGTACGACCAGACTTCTTTCAGGCCGAACCGCTTCGTCAGTTCGTGGGCAACGCTGGATTTGCCAGAACCGGACGGGCCAGCCAGCAGGTAGATGTTCTTCATTCCGTGTCTCCTTCTTTCTCGTCCAAGTCCATTTTTGCTCCGCAACAGTCGCACCACGAAGCACGATAGTCGGCCCACTCATGCTCCTCCCCGCAGTTGGAGCAAATTTGTACCCCGTCATCTTCCAACCACCGGCCATGCACAACGTATCTGCGGTCTTTGATTGTTCTGAGCATAGCCTTGATGAAAATGTTCTTTCTGCTGTTCTCTGCACATTCCTCTGCGGTTGTGCGCCCTTCTCGAATCAGCACGTTCTTAAAGGCGGTCGGGCCGCTGGCCTGCTGTTCGTATCGCTCAAAGATCCGTTCTGCATTGATGAACTCGCCATCCCCGACAATCTGAGCAATTTCATTCAGGTCTTCGGCCATCTCCATTGCCATTTCCTTGTAGAGCAGCATCATAGCTGCCACATCGCTCCCTCTGGTAGCAATAGTCATGACCTCACCTCCAGCTCGGGCCGCAGTTGAAAACGAGGTACAGGTGCTCACCGTAGTCCTCGATCCTGTCGCCAGACTCTTCGAGCCCGTGCAGACACGCCGTATTCACCACATCAACGGCCAGCCGCAGCTTTCTTGTGACGATGTGGAAATCGTACCCGACCAGAACGATCACCTGATGTATGTCGTTCAGAAACCCGTTCAGGTCAAACTCAACGCTGGTCACGCCGTCGATGCTCAGCAGGTCGCGTTCAAGTGATGCGCACTTCTCGGTGATGCCGTACCGTTCGGCAATCCGTGTAGTCTCGTCGTTCATCGAACCGCCCCTTTCACATAGTACCGGCCGGCCTCCGCGACCGTGGTATCGTCGAAGCAGTCGGTCATCGCACTACTGACCTTGCGAATCATCTCCGGGTCAAGGCCAGCACGTTCCATTGCCATGATGGCGTAGCCCTTGCAGGCGTCGTTGTTCCACGGCCCCTCAATCATCTGGGCCAGTACGCCAAGTCTTCCGGCTGCATAGCCCTCCGCTCGGATGCGCTCCACCGTTCTCTCAGGCAGGGTGATGCGCATGGATTTGCAGTCGAAGTCCTCGTCATCCGGGCTGCAGTCGAGCAGGTCAGCGAGTTTCGCTTCGATGGCGGCGTCATCCGCCTCTTCTTCGATGTCTGTCGCCTCGAAAGCGTGGTAGGTTTCGTAGGTATCGTGGCTTCTCTCGAAGCCGTAGTGCAGTTCAATTTCGTATGCCATATTCACTCCTCCTTGCCGTACTGCTTGAATGTGCTCAGGTCGTATGCCCCAGCCACACCGTTGCATTCGATCTCGCGGTCGATGAAATCCTGATCCGTCAGGCTGATGGTTCCGTCGTTACTCAGGTCGGCCGCCTTTTCCTCAGCCCCTTCGCGGCTGTCAGCCCAGATAATCACGCTTCTGGACAGCGTTTCTCGGACTGTCACGCTGTACGGGCGCAGACCGTCCGCTGGCGCGTCCGTGGACTCCGTCCATCCGTTCTCAGCGTCTACGAACTTGGCCGTCAACTCCTCAGCCGTCACATGAAGCGTCGGTCGGTCTGCAGTAGGCTCAACACCTACCCATTCAAACCACGGGTGGTCTGCCGCGGTGACGCTGCCAAAGCGGTCATCAGGCAAACCAACCTGCGACGGGATGAAGTAAACACCTTCATCAAGGCTGTCCTCGATGGCCTTTTCCTGTTCCTCGCTCATGCTGCCGGCAATCACAACCTCGTGACGCATCTTGTAGTTGTCGGCGTCGCGGTACAGGTAACTAATCTTGGTGTTGACCCGCGCCAGCCAGCCAAGCGGGTCACGCATGGCCTCTTCAGGCGAACCGTAGCGATTTCTGTCGTTCGCATTCTCGTTGAAGCCATTGAACGTATGCAGTAAGGCGTCCTTAACGCTCCAATAGCGCCTGCTGATTGTTTCCCCGGTTCCCTTGCGCCGGCCATTCAGGCCAAATCGGTACGACTCGAAGGCGTCATCTACCTTGCGGATGCCAATGTCCCAGTCCTTGTACTCGAAGTCCACGCCGTAGCCGACCGCCCAGCGATCCGCTTCTTCGATCCACTTCTGCGCCAGTTCTTTCGTCAGGCGTCTGCTCATGCTTCTTCCTCCTCGTCCAAATCGTAGTGATGGATGACAGTCGGTTCGTCATGCCCAATGTCATACACGGTCGTCAGCATCCTGCCATCGTGGCTGTCATATTCGACGCAGGCGATCATCTCTGGGTCGCATCCCTCACGGATCAGGTCCACATACACGCCGGGATAGTCAGCCAGAATATCCCCGCCGCCGTGCTTTGCTTGGATGCGCAGCTCGCCCAGCGGCGTCTTCACGTGGAACTCTCTTTTCTGCTGGGGTGCCTCCGCTTCGTTGAACATCTCCACTTCCTTCTGGCGGTAATAGTCGAGAGCATCGCGGAACTTCTCAGCGGAGAAGACTCGCGTCTCTGTCGTGTGGGCCTTCTTGTCCCACGCGGTCACGAGTAGCTCAATGAAACCCTTCTCGCAGTCGATGTTCTGCTTCATGGTCAGGTTGAAATCCTGCTCGTCCCGGACTTTCAGAATCATGTCTTCTCCCTCCTCAATACTTACACTTGATGCCGAAGTCGTTCTCGATACAACTCTGAATGAGTTGGCCCATTCGCCACACCTGATCTGCGACCAGCGTAAACCCGCTTGCTCCCCAGTGCCACGAGAAGCTCTTGCCGTTCTTTCGGAACAACGTGCAGGTCACATCTCTTCCTTTCGTCAGGCGCATCATCACTTCATCGCCATTGAAGCAGCCGAGCGAGATCAGGTTCATTTCCTGCCCGTCTTTCACCTTCAGTACCACGCAGGCATCGTTGTTTGACAACAGTTCCACCATGTCCTTCAGTTTCATTTCGCATTCCTCCTTATCTCTTATGTACGGCATAGACCGTCATCCCTGCGCTGTTCTTCACAACGCGATCCTCGAACTCCTGCTCCGACATCGGTTCAAGATAGAAGCGGACCGTGTCGAGATCCCCATCGCTGTCGTATTCTTTCACGCCGTACAAGACGTGATCTGCGCCGGTCTCTTTCAGGACCTTGAGGGCTTCAGCCTCAAACTTCTGAAGCTCCCGCCCGACATCTCGGATAGGCATCTGCCCGAACGCAACCAGCCCACTCTCCGTCCAATGCCTCCACCGGACCCACCCGCCATTTTTCATACCGCATACCTCCGTCCGCTCAGGACATCGACCACCGTAGTTCCGGTGCCGAAAGCCGACCTCATTTCGTGCATCTCTTCGTCGTTGGGCTGCCGGCTGGCGTAACCTTTCAGGGCCTCCCGCACTTCTGCTGCGTAGGTGGCGCGAGTAGCGGACACGTTCACGCAGTCGGGAGCGACCAATTCAACCTTTTCGAGCATATCGTCAGCCAGCGCACGGCCAATGCTGTTGCGGGCAACGCCGTCGGCGTCAATGGTAATCTTGCACGAGTCCAAGTCGGACTTCACGCGCTCAAGTTCCTTCTGGGCTTCATTCTGCCAAAACTGGCCGAGCTTTCCGCTGAGTTCCATCTGAAATCTGGTCATCGTTATTTCCTCCTACTGGTTATCTCAAATTATCCATCTGGTTATCTTATGAGTATATTATACTGCGTTACCTACCTAAGTCAATAGATTTACGTTAATTTTTCTATATTATTTCCACAATCATAAATCATTTCGTTAATGTTATCAGCAGGCAGAAAAAGAGCAGGCCGCAAAGCCTGCTCTCGGTTTCCTATTCAGTTTCGTCGTAGTCGTCGGGGTTCCACATCAGGCCGTTATCTTCGATGTACTGGGCCATGCTCAATAAAGCTCTGCCGTGGAGTTTGAACACCCGCTTACGGTACATATCCTCCCGTTCCAACAGATCCTCCTCGTCCCCGTACAGCAGATCCACCACATCGCCCCAGCTTGCCCCGTCGAGGTATCGGCTTCGGATGACAGCTCGCTCGTCGGAGCGTTTCAGCCGACGGATGATTTTCTCGAAGAACATCCTCTCCCGCCGTCTGTGTTCCAGCGTCGCCCGGATGTCTTCCTCAAGGTCGAACTTCTGCTGCATCAAGTCTGAGATGCGGTCGTTGGATGGGCTCGGCGATTTTGGCATATCCGTGAGGGCTTGGGCTCCCACGCCTACCAGCTTCGTCTCCAACCGCTCCAGCCTCTCGGACTGATTTTCGATTTCACGCCTCAGATCACGGAGGTCTATCAGCCGTTGCTTGACGGCCTCGACGTCGTAGTGTTTTTCCTCGTTCATAGAGTTCGGAAGCCCCGTTCACCTCACTTTCGCTCTGGCCCCGCGAGGCTCACGCCTGCTTGACCCACTCATACCTCTTCTCGAAGGGCTCAAAGTCCTTCTCTCCGAGGATGCCCTTCAAGTTCATGTCCATCTTGATCTGCCAATAGTCCTGCTCGTCACCCTTCTCCAGAGCGCCGTGGTACTTGTCGAAGACCTTGCCCCACGCCTCCACCACGCGGCGGATGCGCTTTTCGCCGAAGACATCCTTCCCCATGACGGCTGGGTCGTTCAAGGTGAGAATGAGCGTATCGGTCATAAACTGGATGTACGTCTCTTTCTCAGCCTGCCGGTAGACGTTGACCGTGTTCCTCTGCCGTTGCAGGTATCCGTTCTTTCCCATGACTATCCCTCCTTATGACGATGCTTTGAAGTTGTAGATGGGCTTGATAATCTCCAGCACGTCGCAGGTCGGGCCGATGCAGCCCATGATCTCCTTCATGTCCTTGTAGGCGAACGGCGCCTCGTCTATGGTGTCGTAGCTGATGCAGGAGCTGTGCACGTTCCGCATCGTCTCGCGGTAGGCTCCAATGGAAATAGACTCTCGGGCTTTGCTGCGGGACATCAGGCGGCCAGCTCCATGCGGCGCCGACTGGTTCCAATCGTCGTTGCCCTTGCCGACACAGACCAGAGAACCGTCGCGCATATTCATCGGAATAATCAGGCGCTCGCCCTTCTTGGCAGACACGGCGCCTTTCCGCAGGATCATGCTCTCGTGGTCAATGTAGTTGTGCACGGTCGTAAACTGCTCCTGCGGGACGATGTGCATAGCTTTCAGGATGGCCTTTGCGATGGCCTGACGGTTGGCCTCCGCGTAACGCTGGATGATTTCCATGTCGTTCAGGTAGTCATCCATCAGCTCGCCGGTCAGGTACGCGAGGTCGGGTACTCCGAAGTCGCTGTGCTGCTTTCTCAGTTCTTCCAGCGCACCGGCGATTTCCTTCTGTCGGCCAGCAGCCTTGTACTCGGCGACGACACGGCTGATTTCCCCGCTGGTTGGCTTTGTCATGGCCTCCATCGCTCTGTGCTGATGCCAGTTCGCCACCTCAAGGCCGAGCTTTCGGCTGCCGGTGTGGATCACCAGCCAGAGGCCGCCGCTCTTATCCTTGTCAACCTCGATGAAGTGATTGCCACCGCCGAGCGTCCCGATGCTGAGGAGCGCACGGCTGTTGTCGATGCCGACGCATTTCAGGCCGCTCAGGTCGAACCACTCCTTCTGGTAGTTGTGGGTGCAGAAGCCGGCGGGCACATTCCAGCGGATGGCTTTATCCAGCTCGTCAAGGTCGAGCCTCACCCGCCCCAGCTTGACGGCCAGCATACCGCAGCCGATGTCCACGCCCACGAGGTTCGGGCAGATACGGTCGTGAATGGTCATCGTCGTGCCGATGGTGCAACCAGCGCCGGCGTGAACGTCAGGCATGATCCGCACCTTGGAGCCATCGCTCACGGGATGGTGGGACAACTTCTCGATCTGCTCCGTTGCCTCCTGCTCGATGGTCTTTGCAAAAATCTTCACATCATTGGTCATCGTCTTATCCTTTCACTCGCTCCACGGAAACTCTGTGATGATATCGTCGCCCCAAATGGGCTTCATGCTGTCCTTCATGAAGACCGGCTTGCCGAGCGCCTTGGCCTGCTCGACCACGCCCTCGATCCACTCGCGCTTCGGGACAACCTTATCCTTGCGGTTGCCCGTCTCCGCGCCGAGGATGAACCAGTCCATCGGCTCTATGATGTCCTTCTTCGGGTTGCCCAGCGGCCCTAAAATCGGCTCGATACTGGCGAAGGTGTGGTGTTCGTCCGACCAGAACATCGGCACATCACGCTCGGTCGTCGTTGAGCCATACCAGAACTCGTCACCGGCAGGCAGCAGGCCAGCCTCGTACAGTCGGATGTAACGCGCCGGGTTTTTGGTGAGGAACAGGTATCTATGCCCAGAGGCGGCCTTGCAGGCGTCGAACACCTTCTTGATCCATTCGTCAGGCACCCAATCCCCGAACAGGTCAGCCATCGAACAGACGAAAATCGTCTTGCCGAACCCCTTCGTCAGCGGGTCGTTGAGACGGTACTCGTGGAACGTCGGCGTGAAGCCGAAGGGATAGGCTGCATTTCTGGTGACGCCGTCCTTGCTGGTGACGGTCAGGCGTTCCTTCAGGTACACCACATTCTCGTCAGTCTCTCCACCGGCCGCGCAGTCGCAGCCTTTGAAGCGGTTCGCTGTCGATCTGGCATAGCAATACGGGCAGGGATGATAGCAGCCGCTCACGGGGTTCCATGTGCTGTCGCACCACTCGATCTTACTCTTTTCCATTCGATGCTCTCCTATCAGAACGGGAGTTCGCCGTCGTCATCATCGGCAATCTCCGAAAAATCTCCGCTGGGCTGCTGGTAGCTGTTGTCGTAACCGCCGCCATAGCTGCCGCCGCCATAGCTGCCGCCGCCAGACCGATTGCCGCCGTCCTTGTTGCTGTCCCCGAAATAGACGTTGTCGGCCATGACCTCCGCGCTGCGGCGGTTATTGCCCTCCTTGTCCTTCCAATCGCGGATCTGGAGCCGGCCTTCCACGACGGCCATGCGCCCCTTCGTGAAATACTTGCTCACGAACTCGGCGGTGCTCCTCCACGCGACCACGTCGATGAAGTCCGTCTCTTTCTCGCCACCCTGCCCCTTGAAGTCGCGGTCAACGGCCAGCGCAAACGAGGTCACGGCCGTCCCGCTTCCGGTACGCCGCAGCTCAGGGTCGCGGGTCAATCTGCCCATCAAGATTATCTTGTTCAGCATTCTCGGTTTCTTCCTTTCGTTTCAGTCTGTATAGCTTGCACAGGTGCTTATCCAGCAGGACGCCTCTCGTGAGGTGGTGCTTCTTCTGGAACGTCAGCCACCCTATCGCGTGGACTTCGGAATGGTGCTCCCTGCAAAGCGGGAGCACCTCCATTCCCTCGTGAATGATCTCCTCGCGGTCGCGGCCCGCGCCGACATGATCGACGTGGTGCAGGTCGCACGGTTCCCCGCAGATGCAGCACTTCTTGCTTACCAAGCAAGCGTACACATAGTCCTGAACATCATCCACGAAATCGAGCAGAGAGAAGCTGCACGGAATGTCCCAGTCGAGGATGAACCTCACCAAAAACCGCTGGAACGCACACACAAGGCTCATAGGGGCGTTGCTCAGGGAGAACATCTGGTCAGCCGTCTCCTGCAGGTCTTCTGCGATGAACTTTAGCTTCATGTACTCCTTGGTCGGGTCAAGCCCCATGCCGGTGTAGTTCGAGATCTCCCGAATGAGCTTGTAGCAGGTGCGCCTCTGCTTATCGGACAGCGGGCGGCTGTCGATCATCTGGATATTGCACTCCTTGTACTCGCGCTTCAGGAGCATCGGCCAGTCGTCGTAGCGGGCCTTGATCGTCACGATGCCGTGCTTGTCGATGTCAACGATCCTGCCGCGCACTATGTCGATTGGGCTTTTCACGTCAGCCCTCCTCTCTGCTCAAATCGCGGTTCGTTACGCCTCGGGCTCGTCGTACTCGTAGCCGTTGGGCTCGTTCTCGTCAGCAGGCTCTTCAGCGGCGGGTTCTTCCTCCGCGGCGGCGTCGGTCGCATCCGTCTCCTCGGTCGGTTCCTCTTCGCTCGAAGCCTCTTCCTCGACGGCATTCTCCATGCCGACGTTGGGGGAGTCGATGTCGAACAGAACCTCGCTGCAATCCTCGCACTCAATGGAAATGTTCACGATCTCGTCGTCGCCATAGCCGACGCACACGACGGCGTGGCCGACATGGGGGCTCAGCTTCTCAGCGGAGCAGTAGAACGGGTTCTCAGGGCTGGTCGCGGAGGACAGGACGACCTTGTTGCTCTGGGTGCGGACGGTGTAGTTGCCCATTGCCTCGGTGACGTTCATCGTCTCGCCGATGAACTGGCGAAGCCAGCCGAAGGGCTTGGACGGGTCATGCGCGGGGTCGATGGCTTCCTCCTCAAACTCGCCAGCAGCGTCAGGAGTGGCGTCCTCTGCGTCCGCGGGTGCAACTTCCTCCCCGTCGATTACGTTGCTCTCAGGGGCCGCAGGAAGCCCTCTGGGGCCTTCGTCAACGACGTCATAGTGGGTGTTGGCAAAGTCAGCAGAATCGCCGTCACCATCAAAGAGCGTGGTCTGGCCGTTGTCGATGTCGCGGTAGAAATACTGGCCGCTGGCCTTATCGAAGACCAGCTCGAAGTTACCGGAGAAGCTGCCACTCTTCTTCTCCTTGCGCTGGATGACGTAGGCGACGGTGTGGTCGAACTTCGGCTTCGTCACCTCTCTGGTCTGATGACCGCCGGCCACGGTGTAGTCGGGGGCCGAGTCGTCGGTGAGGGTGATTTTGACCTTAATGTTGATCTCGCCGGTGTTCTGCTCCGTCTCGATCATGCCAGCCAGCACGTCGCGGAGCGTGGTGTCAAAGTCAGCGCACAGGCTGTTGAAAGCCTCGCCTCTCAGGGACAGAGAATAGTCCTTGCTCATGGTATTTTCCTCCTTCATTTTGTCGTGTCGCGGATGTACTTATTTCGGCAGGCTTCACAGCAGAAGTCGTGCCACTCACCATCCACCTTCGTCGTGATCCATCCGAGCCGCTCCCGCAGCTCTTTCCGGTGGGCCTTCGAGTCGATGTCCTCGCTATCGAACGGGAACGAAACGTCCTTGCCGCAGCAGTCGCACGAGTACACGGCTTCGCCTTCCCAATAGCCGCTAAACTCCAGATCTCTCATTCGTCTGCCCCGTCCTCACCCATGAAGACCGAGCCGGCCCGCATCGCTCTACGCTGGATCTCCTCCAGCAGCGTCGCCGTGCTGATGCCATCGAGGCTGGGCAGGCCCTTGCCGCCGCAGCAGTCGCACTCACCGCAGCAGTCATCCTCAACCTCGTCGTCCAAAGAGACCAAGAGGTCAGAGTTAAGAAGCAAAGCGGGGCGGATGCCGTACGAGTTGGATGCGTAGTAGTAGTCGCAGCCGCCACTGGAGTAGACGATCCACACGATGCGGGTGCCGTTGGTGTACGGGGAGCGGAGCCACCGACACGCCCAAGGCGTGACGAGCCAGTACCAGTCATCCTCGTTCAGCGGGATCAACTCCTTGAACTGGCCGTACTGCCAGAGCGTCAGGGGCGCCGCCTTGACTGTGATGGTGCCATAGCTCTTGCTACGGTCGGTGCAGCTCAGATCCACCTCAAACGGGAGAATGGCCGCGGCCTCCTCCGAGGTGCGAGGCAGGGTCTCCACCCACTTGTCGATGCGCTCCTTCAAGGTGGAGCGGGTGTAGTCGTTGCGGTTCTCCGCATTGTCCTTGTCGTTGAACGGGCAGGACTCCTTGCTCTGAGCCAGCAGGACAAACGCGGCGCCGTCACACTGCTCCAGAACAAAGAACTGTTCACCGGCGAAGTTGAAGATTCGGCCGGGGCTGAGCGTTGCGAGTTTCTTCATGTTTCCCTCCTATTTCGTTACCATGTTTCTGCTTCTTGCAGCGTGACTACCACACGCGGGTCTCGGCTGTAAAACCGCCTGATTTGAAGGTCTACAACCTGCACGTCGTCGTGATAGGCAAGTTTGTTCAGTGCGTCCAGATACACCTTGATGACGTTGTCTGCATCCGTTTTCTTGAGAGGTCGGAGTTTTCGCTCTTCCATGAGCTTCTGCGTCTTCTTCGGCTTGCTCTTCGGGATGCCGTAGTATGCGGTAATTCTGACGTCAACAGGAGTCTCAGGCTCGAACTTGAAGTCCCTGCACTGCCGCCTGTACTCTACTTTAATCAGGTTCTCATACGACGCTGTTTTATCAGGCGTGTATGTCTGGACGAATGCTCCCGCGTTTCGGAATCGCGGTCGCCCCTTCCCTTGCGGTTCGCCGAGCACCGTGAACTTCACTTTCATTTCGGCATCTCGACCCCCTCCACCGTCGTCTCGCCAATCCAATACTTGACGAGGTACTCGTTGCTCCGCCCGTCTTTCTTCTGCTTGACTGGCTGGACGGAGTAGCCGTTCTTATACAGGATCGAAGCAACCGTTACTCGGTCGGCTTCACTCCCGATTTTGAGGTAGTGCATCTGGCTGTTCTTCTCCATGGTTGTCACCTCTCATTCTCCGTTGAGCAGTTGCTCCATTTCATCGAAGCGCCTGCTGGCGGTCTTCATTCTCCAGCTCTGACCGATGAACTGCATCGGGTAGCACACCTCGAACACTCGGTCATAGATACGGCTGTACCGGATGTCTGTCTCCTCCTGCATTTCGGCAACGGTCAGGTTCGTCGTGAAGATCATCGGCTTCTGCCTGCGATACCGGCTGTCAACGATGTTGTAAATCTTCTCAAGGGCGTAGTCGGTGTTTCTCTCAGCTCCGAGGTCGTCGAAAATCACCAGCTTCGCGCTGTTCAGCCTTGCGAGGATGTCAGTTTCTTTCTCCTCGCCGCCCTGAATCAGCTCCAGCAGCTTGACCAGTGACGTCATAATCACCGGAACGCCGTGGTCGAGCAGGTAGTTTGCGATGCAAGCAGCAGCAAAGCTCTTTCCTGTTCCGACGTTCCCCCAGAGTATCAATCCTTGGTTCTTCTCCAGCATCGCATCGAATGCTGTGGCATATCGCTTGCAGAGCTTCAGGTTCCGCTCATTGCTCTTCGTCACCGAGAAGTTGTCGAAAGTCGCACCCTTGAACTTGGCGTCCATCAGACTGGCCTTTCGCAGGCGCATGACCTTCTCCATCGCGTCCTGATCTTCTTTAAGCCGTTTTTCTGCGTTCTCCTTGGCTACCTCGCAATCGCACTGCGTCGTCACCTTCATCCGCATCTTCCGCTCAGGCTCCGCGTCTGTCGGTGCGGCTACCATGATGAACTTTTGCCGCGGGCGCTTGCAGACTCCGCAGGTCAGGCATCCGTCGGCGTCGTATGTATCGCCGGGATTGGCCTTTTGGTTCGCTATGCCTCTGTCGGCTATGGTCTTGAGCATCGAATATGGGTCGAAGTTCATTCGTCATCACCCCTGTATCTGAGGAACGGGTTTTCTCCACTCGCGGTTTCGACCACTTCCGGCTGCGTCTTCTTTGGAATGAAGTCGAGGAACGGAAGCGATTCGCTGAGGAATGTCTTCGGGTGCTTGATGTACTGCTTCTCGGTCTTCAGCTTCTTGCACTGCGCCGCATAGTTCCTCGCCGCTTCGAGCAGCTCTGCATCAGAATACCCATCCTTTCGCCTCGCCTGATACTTCTTGTAAGCGTACCCCTTCTCGACCTTCCGAGGGTACACCGTCCACCAGTCTTCAAATGGCGTCGGGTATGCGGGGTCTTTTGGTTTTTCGTCGCCACCCTGTGGTGGCGCTTCAGGTGTCTCCGGAACTTCCGGTGGACTATCCGGTGGAATGTCCACCGGACTGTCCGCCGGAGCGTCTGCGGTCGTCTCGATCACAGGCTTATGGCGACGGCTTTCACGCTTACGCCTTGCGTCTCGCTCGCGGTTCTCTTTCACCTTGTACCACTGCTCCTGCCACACATCCCAGTCGTGGATGTAGATGCCGCTCGCCGTCCAATCCAACCAGCCGCTGTCGAACAGAGCCTTTACGATTTTCTTCGGTTCGAGCGAGCACCCAGCTCCCGCGTACGAGATGAACTGCACAATGTCATCTTCGTCAGCCGAGAGGATCAGCCCATCCTTCGTTGCATTGTCGAGTCCCCAAAGCCACA